GTCATATGGTTTAGGCGTATGGGCTGTAATGTTAGAAATAAAGAGAATGGATAAAATAAAATGAATGTATTAAGTTTATTCGATGGCATGAGTTGCACGCAACTAGCCTTGAAATCTATAGGCATTAGCCCAAATAAATATTATGCGGCGGAATGGGATAAGTACGCATCAAGCATTACCCAAAAGAATTTCCCGGACACAATACCTTTAGGCGATGTCACTAAATGGAGAGATTGGGACGTTGACTGGTCAACTATAGATTTAATTGTGGCGGGCTTCCCTTGCCAATCGTGGTCAATGGCAGGTGCTAGGCTAGGCGATAGGGACAGTAGGGGTCAGTTGTTTTGGGTAACATTAGATATTATTCAACATGTACTAGAAGCTAATCCCAATGCAAAATTCCTTATGGAAAATGTAAAGATGAAAGCTGACTTCGAGCAATACATTACACACCATACTGAGCAGGCGTTAGGCGTGGTCAATAAGCATCTGATCAATAGTGCATTGGTGTCAGCACAAAATAGACAGAGATACTATTGGACTAACATTGAAGGCATTGATCAACCTAAAGATAAAGGCATAGTGCTTAAAGATATATTAGAAAATGGGGTGACAGATAGAGAAAAATCTCACTGCATTGATGCCAACTATTTTAAGGGTGGTAACTTAAAGAGTTACTTCGAAAAGCATAGGCGACAGCTAGTGTTCAGCCCTAATGGATTGTGTCACGTAGGAGATGCTGACTTGAACGGCAACCAGTCTATCAAAAGAGTTTACCACCCAGAAGGTAAAGCACCAACCTTAACGACGATGGGTGGTGGTCATAGAGAACCTAAAGTAATAGACGTTAATGATATGACATGGCGTAAGCTAACACCGTTAGAATGCGAACGTCTTCAGACAGTGCCAGATGGATACACTGAAGGCGTTAGCAATACTCAAAGGTACAAGATGCTAGGCAACGGCTTCACTGTCGATCTGATAGCTCACATTCTAAGCTATATGGAGCAAGTGAAATGAATAAATCTTTAAGCTGTTGTCCTGAGTGCCTGAGCAAATCATATAGGCGTAAGCTAAAAATAATTGATACAAGGGAATATTTTAAGCTAGGTTACCCGTCCACCAAACGCCGCAAGAAATGTTTGACCTGCGGGTATAGAGTTAATACAGTAGAAATATATTTAGAGAAGGGAAAATGAAATGATAAATAGATTTGTAGTAAATACAATCAGTGACAAGACAGGCAAGCTTGTTTGTTTTGAGACTGTTAGAACAAGAGAAGATGCCTTACGAGTTGTCAAAAGGTATGCGGCAATCAAAGGAATAACAAACCAAATCCAGGAGGTAAGTAAGTGATGGACGTTGAAGATAGATTAAGACTTGCACATGAACTGGTGTGTAAGCAAGAGAACAAAAGAATGCGAGAGGTATTCAACATAAGAAACTATAAGGAAGGTGACCAATGGACAGCTCAAAGGAATAGGCAGGAGACAGGTGCAAAAGGCGGCAGGAATAACAAACTTAAAAGACTATGGGTAAAAGAAAGGAATACAAAATGAGTAGATACTTTAATACAACCAAACATAAACGAGACAAGCAACGTAAAGAGAGACTAATGAATGCATTGGTATACCTAACACTAGCCTTCGCAGTCATTGGTGTCATGTACACGTTTAGCTTGGCATTAACTATAGTGTGGGGGTGGGTGTTATGAAGCATACACTTAAACTTGAAGGAAGTTACACGGCCTTTGCCCATGCATACGTTGAGCTACCCGAAGGGATGACAGATAAGGATGTAACATATGTATATGATAAATGGGGTACACTTTACGTTGAGCTGAGTGATGGTAGTGTACTGGAACAACTAATAAATATAGAGATGTTTGATACTAAAAAGTTAGACTACTGTAACTTATACTCAAATGATATGGAGCTGTTAGATGTCTAAGGATACACCATTACATAAATACCATGATGATTTAATAAAAGAAATAGATGATGCTGTATGGTTGGATAAGATGCCTACAGTAGATGATATAGAGGAAGACTACAGCTATCTTAAAGAATTAACCTATAGAACCCTTGTCAGGGACAAGCCCTAGGGTATCAACATTTTTGTACCTGTCAAGAGTATAAGGAAAATAAAATAAATGGAATACAGAACGTACATAATGAGAGGCACGAAAGAACTAGAGGTGTTCGGTGAGGTTTGGCAGGATGGTATAGGCTATTGGGATGATCATCAGTTCGTAGTTGAACGAGTACCTGAGTTTGCTATCACTGAGGCATACAATAATGATAGTCGAAAGGCGGTGGCCTTAAAGTCGTTGACATCTAAGGAGATACTGTGCATTTTAGACATGTTTACACAAGATTATTGGGATCAGATATTATGAGCAATTGGTTAAGCCACAAAGAATGTCCATACGAGGACTGCGGAAGCACCGATGCCTTCAGCTACAACTTAGAGAGTTGTTCTGGTAGGTGTCATAGCTGCGAGAGGGTGTACCCTAGAACAAAGGACACAAAGTTTGAATGGGCATCAGAAACATACCCTGTTATGGGTCAAGAGCAAGAGAAAGATGATTGGGATATGAACCAACAGCAACAAACAAACATAAAGCCAGTGCCTACAGAGGTGCTGACACCTGTCTATAGGACTGTCAGGTCTATCAGTGAGCAGACCATGAGGTACTATGGTGTCAAGACATTCCTGGATAGCAATGGTAAAGAGGTTAAGCAGGAATACCCATACCCATCAGGCGGTATCAAGACTAGGTTTTTCCCTAAAGAATTCAGAGCTACCAACCTCAAGTCGGATGAGCTATTCGGTATGAACCTATGGAATGCAGGGTCAGGTAAGATCGTAACTGTAACAGAGGGTGAGCTAGATGCTATGTCAGCATACCAAATGTGTAACTCAGAGAAGTATTCATCAGCCTTTGTGTCACTACCATCAGCCACCCCAAGTAATAAGCTATGGACGAAGGCAGCCGATTGGTTAGGGTCATTCGATAAGATCATACTGTCGATAGAACATGATGAACAAGGCAATGCTGTAGCTCAAAGGATAGCTAACCTATACCCTAACAAAGTTTACAGGGTGCAGCATGACAAATACAAGGATGCTAATGAGTTCCTTGAAGCAGGGGCACGTAAGGAATTCTATAACGCATGGTTTAATGCTAAGAAGTATACGCCTGAGAACATAATCAATACATCAGATCAGTTCTTAAAGATGTACAACACGAGTGAGAGCCATGTGTATGTAGAGACAGGCGTACAGGAGTTCGACGACCTATGCATGGGGCTTATGCAGGGACACTTCACATTGTTTAAGGCTCAGACTGGTATAGGTAAGACAGAATTCATGAGATACCTAGAGTACCACATACTAACGAAGCACCCAGAGATAAGCATTGCAGCATGGCACATGGAAGAGACAAAGTTACGTTCATTACTTGGGTTGGTGTCATACGAATTGAACCAGAACCTGACACGTAAGGATTTAATAGCACAAGACAGTGCAGAACAAAGGGTACGAGATGCTATCGTTAAGTTAACCAAAGATGAGAGGCTGTATCAATTCTTTTTGAATGACGAGGACGATCCCCTTGACATACTAGGACACATACGTTACCTGTCACAGGCTTGTGGTGTTCAGTACATATTCTTTGAACCTATACAGGACATAGCAGCCAACATGGGCGGTGATGAAAGCAAAGAGCAGTTCCTTGCTGACCTATCTGTCAGATTATCTAAGCTTGCAGCTGAATTAGGTGTAGGTATTGTAACAATCGGACATACAAATGATGATGGTGCTGTCAAGTACTGCCGTATGATAGAACAAAGAGCATCTGTTGTTGTAGAATTACAAAGAGATAAGATGTCAGAGGATGTTGATGAAAGGAATACAACTAAGTTGTTAGTCACAAAGAACAGACCAGTTGGTCCAACAGGATATGCAGGTCAACTTAAATTTAACACCGATAGCTTTACCCTATCAGAAAAATATGGGGAGTATTGATGGAACAACTACTAGAATACGATCCTTTAGTGTATACAGCAGCAGGAATATATTTCTTGGGTGTTGTTAACCACTACGTCTTGATGAACACCATACATATCATACTTAAAGCACCAAGAGATATTAACTCTATGAAGTTTAGGGCTGTTGTATGGCCTTACGAGTTAGGTTTAAGTTTATGGATGACGTTTATAGATAGAGGTGATGAATGAGAATACTAGCAATGGACATAGAGACAGACGCATTGGATGCTACCAAGATACATGTGATCTGTGCCCAAGATGTTGACACCAAAGAGAAGTACCAGTTCCTTAACGTATGTACCATACCTGAAGAGGCTGAAGCATTCATTAAGTTGTGTAAGGATACAGATAAGTTTGTCTTTCACAATGGGATAGGGTTCGATGTTAAAGTTATCAATCGTTTGGTACAAACTGACCTGATTAATCCATCTGATGTCATTGATACTCTCATCATGTCACGACTAATAGACTACAGCATCAAAGGCGGTCACAGTCTCAAGGCATGGGGTCAAAGGTTAGGTGAGTTTAAGATTGGCTTCGATCAGTTTGAAGTATTGACCCAAGAGATGATTGATTATTGTCATCAGGATGTTGAGGTTACAGTTAGACTATACAATAAGTTTAAGTCTACAATCTTTGACCCTGATCTACAGGATGCTATAAAATGTGAGCATGACATACAGATTTTATGTGAAGAGATGACAGCAGCAGGGTTTTACTTCGAGAAAGATAAGGCTGACCACCTACTAGATGAGGTTGAGTTGCGTATGGCAGAGCTAACAGACAGTTTCCAACGTGACTTTCCACCACAGCTAGAGGAAGTTAACAGGATTAAGTACAGAAAGAAACAGGATGGTACTACCATGGCAAGTGTGACAAAGGCCAGAGAGAAATACTTTAAGACAACTGTTGATTGGTCTGTCAATCCACCTGACTTAGTGTGCTACGATTGGATAGAGTTTAATCCAGCATCACCTAAGATGAGAATAGAAAGACTATGGGATGCAGGGTGGCA